CTACATCTTTTCTAAAATATTAGTCGTTTTTGTTTCTTCTTCACTGTATTTTTCTTCTAATAAATGTGAGTAAACAGATGTAGTAATTGCTATATTTTTATGACCTAACCGTTTTGAAATATAGTAAATAGAAATACCTTTGGCTAATAAATATGAACAATGTGTATGTCTAATAGCATGTGATGTAATGATAGGTATTTCATTTACTTCACATGCTTTTTTTAATGTTTTGTTTATTGCATTCACAGTAATAATACTACCAGTATCTTTAAAAATGTAACCATCATAACTGATGATTAAATTATTTATCATATCTAAAATATGTTTCATATCTGATTTGGCTACACTTACATATCTAGGAGAAGTATCTGTTTTATGTTCGTTAATATATATTTGATTTTTCAACTGGTTTATATATTCTAATTTCATATATCTAACACCGCTGATTCGACAACCAGTACAAATCATGATAAATAAAGCTAATGCTGATCTACTATTTATAGTTTTTAAATATGCTTTTAACTTTTCATAATCGTTTAAAGATATATATTTTTCTTTTTCTGGCTTAGTCGGATTGCCAGCTTTATAATTCACTTTGTAAGTTGGATTTTTGTGTATTAACCCATCATAAACTGCGTCTTCTAAAGCAGAACGAATAGCACCGTTTGTTTTTCTTATCGTTTCTTTAGCGTGTTCTTTAGAAAAGTCATTTATAAACTTTTGATAGACTTGTTTGTTAATTTTTGATAATTCCGTGTTACCAATTTTATGATCCTGAATATGCTTTAAAGTAAAACGATAATGACGATAAGTGTTTTCATTAACAACTGGTTGTTTATATGTTTTAATCCAGTTCTCAAAGTATGCTTTTAATGTAATATTGTGGTCTGTATTAAAGCCATTTCGCAACTCATTAAGTTTATCCATTCCTGCAGAATTTGCCTCTCGTTTTGTCCTAAAACCTTTTTTGCGATATCGTTTACCTTCATATTTAAACTCATATTGCCACTTTTCACCATCATAACGTCGTGTTTGCATACTATCTCTCCTCAAAAAGGTAAAAATAATAAGGGTAAGTATATTACCCTTTTAAAATATTCTCAAATTAAACCTTTAAAAATAAGTAATAATATTATTAGAATTACAAAATAAATTAATATGTATATTAAATACCCTTTTATTGTCATTTTCTTTTCTTGAATACGTAGAATTAGATAAAAAGAATGTAAAAACAACATAACGATTATGATGATAGTACTAAAAAGGAAATAAAACATAATAAGAAATAGTCCTTTCTCACATAAGAAATATTAGCTGTTGTTGATTTTGTCGTTGTTGTGATTTACATCTCTTTAATGTATCAATTATTTGAGTTATGATCTAATTTACTTTCGACATTTTTAAGCACTTTTCGTACTTTATAATTAGAAATATTTTTAGGTAAAGCGTATTTAAAATATTTATTTTTATTTGTTTGTACTTCATAAATTACTTCACTTAATTTTATTTTACAATTTAAAATTTTCAAAATTAGTCTCCTTACCAATAGAATCTTAATTTAGTACAAAAAGTCATAAAGCATAATTGCAATAATAAAGATGCACAATGCATATAATATAGTCCATATAGCGTAAGTTCTTTTTAAAATTCCCATTTTTATTTTAAGAAACATATATGCATTGTATACAAATAATAGTATACATATACCACATAAAATAAAAAGCCAATTTATAACTAGAGTCATTTCTACACCTCGAAACTATACTGAATTACTTTTGTTTATATATAAAACCATCACTAGATACAGAATAAATAATAGGGGTAGGTGAACTACCCGGTTATTTATTCTTGAAATAGTAATCAATGTAACTTATAATATATTTAAGATAACTCGAGAAGGATTAGCTCTGGGTCCCCGAATGGGGGTAGGCGTAAGCTGAGAATTCCTATGACCCTGGGGTTATCTTTTTTTTATTTGCTTTTTTAATGTTATCTATCCCCATGATAAATGCTTCTTGACATTTAAGTAATAAACGCTCTTTCAAGTTTTCTTTCTCCATCCCTCAACTTCCTTTGGAAGCATTACATTATCTTTACTTATTAATCCCTCTTATTTCAACATCATATAATTCTTTGTATCTTTGTCTCATTTTACTATCTAAGAATTCTTCGTATGAAGAATTAAAGAAATCAGCAAGAATTAGTGCGTCCTTCATTTTAGGGTCTTTTTGATGATTTTCCCACTCCCATAAATGATGTGGTTCATAATCAGTACCGTAAATTTTATTGAGTTTGTTTGTTAATTCATCGATTTCTAAATTATTCTTTTTACGTAAATTATATAAAGTGTTCATCTTATATTTCTCCTTTATTATATTTATATTAAAGCGCCGCTAGGACGCTGTTAATCAATTTGATGTAGTTCATATACTCTTAACGGCTCAAACGTAATAGAGTAAAATAAAAGGGTACTAAGTACCCAATAAATTATTTGCCTGTTGCGTCTATATAAGTATCTCCATTTGAATCAGTTTTTTTGTGTACCCACTGGAACATCACTTTTACCAAACGCTGATGGGTGACCAACAGAATGGTTTTGTGGCACTTGTTCCATTTGTGACTCGTTATGCGTAGTAGGTTTTGCTCTATTCCATTCATCAATTTCAGCTTGTGTCATATAACCTTTATTGTTTTGTGGATTTTGATTGTTGTTACTTTGTTGCTGATTATTTTGTTGTGTTACTTGAGCTTGTTTACCTTCTGTGCGTTCATTATTACCGTTGTTGTCTTGTGCTTTGCCATTGTCGTTTTTAGATGTGCTTTCAGATTCATTGTTAGCAGTATCATTATAACTATCATCTGAACTAGCTTGTTGTTTATCGTCGCTAAAAGTGTCGTTTGATTTTTCTTTGCTATCTGCTTTTTTATCTTTCTTTGAATCATTAGGTTTCTTGTTTGATTTGCTTTCAGACTTCTTATTATCACCTTTATTTAAAAAATATCTTATCTTCATCGTAAGCATCTACAGAATTTGCAATGTATACTCGTGTTTTTAAAATTAAATAATCTTGATTTCTTTTAAAACTAACTTCAGGAAGATTGAATTTAAATTCTTCACTTCTTTGTTCCTCTTTATTAATATTTATGTTTTTGTGTAAAATAAGGGTTTCTAATTCGTTTTCTAATACAGGTATCTGACTGCGTTCATCAGGGTTGTCATACCTTTCTATTAAAGATAGTTCAATTTTATTAACAATTTGAGTTGTATTTCCACCATATAAGTTTATTATTCCTGACAATGAATCGTTAGGTGAAATGTATTCAGATTTGACTAAAGTGTCTACTTTAAGAGAATTAATACCTATAGAAGTTAATAAATTTTCGAACATGATATTTCCTCCTTTAAATCTATTCAGATAATAAAATAACCAAGTGACCTATGAAAGAAAAGAAACCTAATAACAAAAAAGCTAAGGCTATAGTCCTGCAAGTCCTTTTATAGGTAAGCCCTTCCGTCTGCGATAAAAAGAAACTGAAAATAAATAAAAAAATACTAATTAAAAACAAACCGATAATCACATAGATCAATGTATTCATCCCCTTAGATTAAGTTTATTTCATCTTGATCATATGCAGTAACTAAATGTGAATTATATAATTATAAAAAAATAAAATTATATAGTATTATCACGATAATAGAGATAAAAACTATAGTTAATACCGTCCACATGGTATAAGCTCTTTTAGAAATTTGTTCGTTCGCTTTTATAAGTTTATAAATATTGATGATTAACAAAATAACATTTACAATTAGTAAAATTAATAGGCATTCAATAACGAATGTCATCATCTACGCCTCCTTTGGACTTACTGTCTTTTTTTATCAATTTCTCTGGCGTATTTTTGTAATTTTCTGCGTGTTTTTATAATACTTTCCTTTTTAGGACGTGACTTCCTAAAAACATTACCTCTGTTAGTTCTCACGGTATAAAAAATTTTCCTCAGTTTAACTTGATAATTAATTATTTTCATTATATTTCTCCTTTATAAATTTATATTATAGCGTCAGTAGGACAGAGTTAATCAACTCTATGCAATTTGTACACTTTCAACGGCTCAAACGTAATAGAGTAATTACCGTAGTGAGTTTTAATAACCGTATTCAGTTCTCATTATGTGATTATATTCTGCCAACTGCTCTCCTAACATTTCTTCAAGAAATGACATATAAGTTTCCATGTGCCTATGTTCAAACATTGAAATATGATATTCTAATCCACTGTCCATGTGTTCATCAAAGATATCTAATGCAACTTTTGCAGCTTGATAACTAATTTTGAATAGATCTGCCGCATCACCTACACTCAATACATTACGATATTTGTATCTAACATTAAGAGGGAATAGGAGGCATGAGGCAAACGAGTTAGCTTCATATTCCTCTAAATGAGTACGTTGAGAATCTTGGAATATAGGTGTTTTCTCGTAGCTCATACCATCATGTTCCATGATATAGTGACCATATTCATGAGCTAGAGTAAAACGTAATCTTCTATTATATATATTGTCGTTATAAATAATGGCGAATTTATTTCCCTTTTTAATATGAAAAGCCTCATCAGAACCACCGTATGTTTGTAATTCATTTAAAGTGTATCCAGTCATATTACAAAAATCTTCAAACGTAAATAATTCCACATTACTATCATTCTCTATTATTTCTTTAATAGGTAAAGGGAATCTATCTATATAATTAGTTTCAATTAATGCACTTACAGCTCGTGCTGCTTTTAAAAATGAATTTTGATATACAAAATGCAAAATAAAATCCCCTTTATTTGTCTTTAGTGTATTCGTCCCAATTATCGAAGAAAGTTTCAAACATTTTTAATGCTTTTTCTCTATCTTCTTTAGTCATGTTTTTTACGCCACGATGCATAATACGAATTTCTTCATCTTCTTGCTCGCCAGCGTATTCATCTTTTTCTCTTCCTAATAAGTAGTCAACAGATACGTCGAAGTAGTCGGCTACTTTTTGAATTTTATCAATTCCTGGTTTAGTTTTTTTCCATCTTCTTATTTGTCCGTTAGAAAAACCTAAAATCCTCTCTAATTCAGCAAAAGTCAAGCTTTGTGAGTTACATAAGTTGCGTATTCTTTGTACTAAATTCATAAAATTCTCCTATCACAGTTAACTTATTTGTTATTTTAGTTTGACAAATAGCATATAAGTTATTATACTGTATTTAAGCTTTAAATTTAGCCATTAAACAAATAACAAATATTCGTTAGGGAACGAGTGACAGCAACCGATTTAACAGTGCTTAATTGCGTTGTTATAGGTTTATTAAGCTATGCTTAAATATTAGCACAAAAGTTATTTTAATTCAATGGATAATTTATATGCTTAGTAAAAAAGTTAATGGAGGTGTAATCATGGCAACAACAGAATTCGGCATGAAAGTAAGAATGGAATTACTTAAACGTAACATCACGAATAAGCAACTAGCAGATATGTTAGGTATTTCAAGTGCTTACTTATCAGATATCTTACGTGGACGTAGAGATGCATTTGAACAAAAGAAACGAATTGCGAAAATCTTAGAAATCAAAGAAGAGGTGAAAAGTTAATGAATGAAATTCAACAGCTATTCAATTTAAAACGTAATGAAGATGGAACAGTTGCAGTAAGTGGTCGTGAATTACACAAAGGATTAGAAATCGGAACTCAATATGATAAATGGATGGAACGGATGATTGCATACGGTTTTGAAGAAAATATCGACTATATCATTCAAAGTGTAAAAGTACAAAGTCAAAAAAGACTACGTACTTATGAACAACTCGACCACATCATGACACTAGACATGGCGAAAGAAATTTCAATGATACAACGTAGTGAAATTGGAAGAAAAATCAGAGGTTACTTCATCAAAGTAGAAAGACAACATAATGAGTTAGCGAGTGCATACGGAATTACTTCATTAGATGATATGAACCAACTTATTGAACAATTAGTTAGTGACAAACTCGATTACTTAATTTCAACAGGAAAAGTAAGTAATCAGAAATTAGAAGAATTAAACGAAAAATTCGAAGGCGAATATGTAACGCCACAAGACATTGACGCTATCAAATTTGCTATCAAGTCTAAAGCTGAACAAATTCTAGGTAAAGCTGGTATTCAAGTAACGATAGATGAATTCCTAATCGGAGATGTATATGAACAAGCATTAGCAAACAGGAAAGCTAAAGAAGAGTATCGTCATCAATTAGGAAAAGTTAAATCTAAATTATTAGTTAAGTCTAAAAAAAATCTTGGTATGAAAGGTAACGCACCTAACAACCACATCAAACGTAAAGACGTAGACCTAATAATTCAATTCATCAAAGATGTTAGACCATCTGCGATTGAAATATAGGAGGAATCATGATGACACCAGAACAAAGAAACATACTTACGATTGTTCATTATTACTTACAAATGGATAGTAACGATGAATCAGAAACATACGAACACACTATAGAAGAAGCAGGCAAGATAGAAACAATAGAAGTAAGCAGAGAACAACACTTAGAAGAAGTAATGCGTTGGGCAGCACAAGAATTAGAAAAACACTTCGAACTATTACCAGAACCCAAAAATGATTAATACCCACAATCGAACAAACAACTTAAAGGAGTGAATGGAATGCGAGAAGAAAATAAAAAATCTCGATGTAGTGACAACCACATCAAGATTACTGGTTGGGAAATAGTTGATATTAACAGAAAACTAAACTTCTTTAATTACTTACTAATAATTTTAATAGTGCTAGAAGCATTCCAAATACTCCTGTTATAGAAGGGATTAAGACTTTAAAAGTCGTTTTCCAGAAAGCTTTTCTACCAACGGTGATTATACCAAACAATCGAACAAACAATTTAAAGGAGGAAATGGAATGAAATATTTAAATCTAATCAAAAAAGCACTCTTAATAGCAACTACTGCAATAGTTACTAAAAAGGTGCTTGATAGAAAAAGACCTAAACTTATTCATCAATTAAACATTAACGGAAAAGATTTAGAAATTAAAAAATTAAAAATAAACAAAGCTATTAGAGAATTAGAAAAATCTAAAAACACGATTGATGAATTAATTGATGAAGGTATACCATTCGAGACTACTTTCTAACAAAATCGAGTTTACATCTTGGACATTTATTGTGTTTCTTCTTGGTTGTAATTTTCATACGTTTACCACAATTAGGACAAGATGTCTCGATGGTCATATGATCCTTAGCCATAGGCAACACCTCCCTTCACAAAGGGATAACAACATTATACACGAAAGGAGCACCTAAGATGACGCAAACACTTAGCGTAACCGTCCCAATTCCCGACACACATGTACTCATCGCAAAAGATGAATACGATGAATTGTTAAATTACTCACTTGATCCAGTTTGGGACTTAAAAGAGTTAAAACGCAAATTGAAAATGTCATCTGATGACACTATCAAAGACAGATTATTATTCAATCCTAAATTTGAAAAGTTACTTAAACAACAAGGAATCGCACATTATCCAGATGAAAGTTTAAATCGTTGGAGATTCAACGCAAGAAAGATGAATAAATTCATTGATGAACATTTCGAAGAAATACACAGAAAGGGGAGATGAATATGAAGATACTACAACTCATTAAAATAGCACTCCTAACAGCAATTTTGGTAGAGGAAGTTAGGAATGCTAAGAGAATTAAGAATAGATTAAATTACTTAGATTCTGAAATAACGAAATTAAGAGTTATTGATCTTCGGGTGCCAAACTAACCGCAGAAATCTTTTCGTAACAAACAAAAAGATGAGTCAAATTAATTTGAGTATTACCTGAATATAACATTACTTCTTTTAAGTTAAAACCAATTTCCAAATCATGATAATTTTGTGCGTCATCACTTAAATTTTGGAGTTGGCTTATAAAATTATCATCTTTATTTTCAGAAGTATAAGGTTTCCCAATAACCAAATTACCATCGAGTACAATCATCATTTTGAAATTGTTATCTAAAGCATTCGATAGATATTGACGTACTAAATCTATTTTTACTTCGTTCTCCATATTTCTCACCATCCTTTCACGTTAGATAAAAGGATTATAGCACGAAAATATGGAGCGAAAATTAATTGCAGTAAAGATATACAAGTATACAACAGAAAGGAGTGTTACCAATGAACAAATCATTCTTAATCGCATTATTAGCATGGGTAGTGTTCTCGCTGTTCTTCACTTTTGCAGGAATAAACTTCATCACTGCAGTAGGAGTTGCAAATGTTATTAGTATTGGAGTGTTTATATTCTTCGAATACATCTACTTCGACAACAAAAAAAAGACTGAATGCTAGTCGAATAGCATTCAGTAAAAAAAGTAAAAGTTTAGAAAAAAGGCACAAATAAATTATAAAACTAGGAGAGGTATTATGCAAGAGCAATTATTGGAATTACTCAAAATCGCATGGCAGAACGAATGGCGACTTAAATCTCAACTAGCTGAACGTGATGAAGAATTAGAGCGTCAACGACGAATTATGCAATCAGAAATCAATATGTATAAAGAACAAAAAGAAATGTACAAAAGAGCATTCAAAATTTTAAAAGGAGAATGTGCAGATGAAAGAAACAGTGACTTATCTCATTAAACGTAAAGACATTGACGATGAATTATATATTACTAATCGCCCTAGTGAAAACTTTCCAGATATCAAATACTCAACTAATAGACGAGACGCAAAAGACTTCGACGGTATGGATAACTCAGTAATTGACATGACTAAACACAAAGCTATTAAAAAAATCGTTAAAGAAACAACTGAATATGAGGAGGTTGAGTATGACTGAACAAACATTATTCAATCAATTAAACAGTAAAGATGTAAATGAACATGTAGAAAAGAAAAACGGTTTAACTTATCTTGCGTGGTCTTATGCACATCAAGAACTAAAGAAAATAGATAGCAATTACACAGTTAAAACACATGAATTCCCACACCCAGATATACCTTTAGAAAACTATTTTGTACCATATTTAGCTACACCAGAGGGTTATTTTGTACAAGTGTCAGTGACTGTTAAAGGTCAGACTGAAACAGAGTGGTTACCAGTATTGGACTTCAAAAATAAGTCACTACCTAAAGGTAACGCAACAACATTTGATATAAACAAAGCTCAAAAGCGTTGTTTCGTGAAAGCTGCAGCACTTCATGGATTAGGTCTTTATATCTATAACGGCGAAGAAGTACCAAGTGCAAGCGACAATGCAATTACTGAGTTAGAAGATAAAATAAATCAATTTGTAACTTTATCACAAGAAAAAGGTAGAGACGCAACATTAGATAAAACAATGCGTTGGCTAGGCATTAGTAACATAAACAAAGTGAATCAAAAAGAAATCGCACAAGTATATCAAAAATTAGATGCAGGACTAAAACAGTTAGATAAAAAGGAGACTGAATAATGAACACAGTAAATCTAATCGGAAATATAGTAGCTAATCCAGAACTAAAAGGTCAAAACAGTAATGTGGTTAATTTCAGAATTGCAGTCCAACGACAATTTAAGAATAAACAAACGAATGAATACGAAACAGACTTCATCAATTGTGTTGCGTTTGGTAAGACTGCAGAAATTATCGCTAATAACTTTACAAAAGGTAATAAAATCGGCGTTACTGGTTCTATTCAAACTGGTAGTTATGAGAATAAGCAGGGTCAGAAAGTGTTCACTACAGACGTTGCAGTTAACAACGTAACTTTTATTGAACGAAAGAATAACAATCAATCTAACAACCAACCACAACAGCAAAGTGGTAATAATCCATTCAATAATGACAACAACGTAAATATAGATAATGACGATTTACCATTCTGATTGGACTGATTAAATGGCTTTAATCAAAAATTACATCACTGAAGATGATGGCACAACAACCGTCGTCATCTCTGGTGTTGAATTAGGAAACAAAGAAACGTTACTACTCGATAACGGTTTAGAAGTCGAGGTCGATGTGCAGGTCGTAGATCCGTTCAAAATCACTGGTAAACAACGTAGAAAGATATTTGCACTTGTAAAGGACATAGAGGCTCATACAGGCTCGTCAATGGATTACATGAGGCATTTATTCATCGAATACGTAAGGACTTACTACGGCTACGACAACCGCATTTCATTAAGTGACTGTACACGTACACAAGCAGGCCAAGTTATAGAAGTAACGTTGGACTGGATATTCCACAACGATATACCACTTAACTATAAAACAAGCGACCTACTAAAAAATGATAGATCATTTCTTTACTGGTCGACGGTCAATCGTAACTGTGTCATATGTGGCAAACCACATGCAGAACTTGCACATTATCAAGCAGTAGGACGAGGACGTAACAGACGCAAGATTAATCATATAGACAACAAAGTATTAGCTTTGTGTTCAAGTCATCATCGAGAACAGCACAACATAGGCATGGACAGTTTTAATGAGAAATACAAATTACATGACAGTTGGGTGGACGTAGATGAACGACTCAATAGAATGCTTAAAGGAAGGTGAATGTATGAAAAAACGTGATCATATCATTTATCTATCGATACTGATCCTAAGTTTAATAGCGATTGTTCTTTCAATTGTTTCTCTTTGTATTTAGTAATATAAACACCTTTACTAGTGTAAATTTCAAAATTGTAAGCATTCAAAATTTTTTCTAAATCAAAAACAATAAATATCTTATGAGAAGCATAGGCATTTAGGTTAATTGGTAACAAACTGCTTTCATTTCTAATGTGTTTAGTTTTAGTTAATAACACTTTGTTTTGAATACATTCAAATTTTGAGCTTTTATCTTCATCTATTAAGACTATTTTAGTGATAGAAACTGGATTTTTAGTTTCATTTATTACATTCAATTCAAATACATTCCTTTCATAAGAGACAAAATGATTTTTTAAATCTACTGAAATTTTCAATTGATTTTCTTTGTAGTCATGCCAGTACTTATAAGCTGTTAAACATAAAGAAATTATTGAAACTATTAACGCAATTAAAGAAATCCAATTCATTTTTTAACACCTCAAAAATATTATATCAAAAAAAAGTTGAGTGGATGAACAACTTGTTGATTGACGATTATCCAATACTCGTACTGCCTAAGTTAGCAACTGAGATAGGACTTAACGAGGCAATCATATTACAACAAATTCATTACTGGTTAAATACCAGCAAGCACCATCATAATGGTAAAAAATGGATTTACAATTCTTACCCTGAATGGCAAAAGCAATTTACGTTTTGGAGTGAAAGGACTATCAAGCGTACATTTGGAAGTTTAGAAAAACAAAATTTATTACATGTTGGCAACTATAACAAAGCTGGCTTTGACCGTACAAAATGGTATTCAGTTAATTATGAAACGTTAAACAAACTAGTGGAACGACCATCGGGACAAAATGACCCGACGATGAGGTCAAATTGGCACGATGGAATGGGTCAAAATGACCCGACCAATACCAGAGACTACACAGAGACTTCTTCAGAGAGAGACAAGGACGTCGTGTCACATGTATTTCAATACATTAGTAATAATTTAGAAATTATACAAAGTCCATTAAAAGCACAACAACTAGAAGAGACTATAAATGACTTTAAAGATAACAAACTAGACATCGTTACTGTAGCTACTGATTACTGTAAAGAAAACAACAAAGGTATTAACTACCTTATCAAAGTATTAGAGAACTGGAATAAAGACGGTGTCGATACTAAAGAAAAAGCAATAGCTAAGGTTACACCTAAACAACCTAAAGAAGATGATTACTTAGCTAGGAAGAAACAAGAAATATTAGGAGGTTAGACATTATGCCAATGACTAAGGCTGAAGCATTCGAAATCATAGAGCTAGTTAATAATGTCTACGATATGAAGTTTAATGATACCAAGTTTGACTTGTGGTTAGAACAAATCATGAATTATGGCGACTACGACAGAACCTTACACAAAACTAAGAAATACATTAGGGAAAGCCGTTATAAACCTACAATTGCACAAATTATTGATCGTAAACCACCAGAAATGGAAAGTGCAGTGATACCAGAAGAACAAACTGATAAATATAGAATGCAGCATGATAAAGAATTCAGAAAGAACCGACAACAGTTAAGAGAACAATGGCAAAAGATGAAAGAAGATTGGGGGTTAGATGATGACTATTGATGTATTGAACACCGAAGAGTCGATAATTTCTAATCTTATGCGTAACCCAGAGTTACTAGGCAAATTCAGATTAAAACCAGAGATGTTTACTGACAAGAAGTTAAAAGGGTTTCTGGAATATGTACTCGAACAAGGCAAAGTTGATGTTAATCAAATTTATTTTAAAAGTCGTGATGACAACGAATTTATATCTACTGAGAGACTAGGTCGAATATACAACTCAGAGGGAACTGACAAGGTATTTTTTATGGATGACCAATTGAACCTATTACAAGAATACGTCTTGTCACAGGCTCGTGAGAAAGTCTCAGAGTATCAATCAATGCCAACTAAGAATAATTTTAATTATTTGGTCGAGGAATTAGAAAAATTAAAGGGCATGACGATTAAAAAAGCTGACGCTACTGATAGTTTTTTAGCTGAGGTTGTCGAAAACATATTATCTGATGAACCGAAACAATTTATTAAAACAGGGGTTTCATCTATAGACAATAAAATTATTGGTTTTGAACCAGGTCAACTCAATGTGTTAGGTGCTAGACCGTCGTTAGGTAAAACGGCACTTGCTTTAACAATGATGTGGAATATTGCAAGACGAGGTTATCCAACAACGTTTTTCAGTTTAGAGACAGGTGGCAACAACATTGTCGAGAGATTAGTAGCGTCTATTACAAACATACCACTTACCAAAATTAAACAAGGTAATGGACTTGATGACAATGAAGTTTCAAATGTTATGAAAGCAATTGACCAAATCAAGAAGTGCAAGTCATTAAAGATTGAAGACCAAGCACAAATGACACCACAAGACGTTAGGGAAGTAGCGTCTCAAAAGTCAGATAAACCTCATGTCATCTTTATTGATTACCTAACACTTATGCAATCAGACGTACCTCAAAGAGATAGAAGGTTAGAAGTCGAAAAGATATCTCGTGATTTAAAAATCATCGCAAAAGAAACAGGTTGTATCATCATCGCATTATCGCAGTTAAGTCGTGGTGTTGAATCTCGTAATGATAAACGCCCTATGATGTCTGATTTACGAGAGGCAGGCGGTATTGAACAAGACGCTAACATGATTTTCTTTCTTTATCGTGATGATTATTACGATAAAGATCAAGTTGATGTGGATACTGGTAAGTCTGATATTGAGTTTATCATATCGAAAAATAAAGACGGAGAAACTGGCGTGGCACATATAGAATTTTATAAAAAAACGCAGAGGTTTATTGGATGAAAGTATACGAATATCAAAAATTACTAGGCATTATGTATCGAGAAGATTATCAAAACGACTCACTCATCGCTAAAACACTATTAGAGGTTGGGTGGGCGTTAGATAGATTGTTAAAAGCTGGCACAATAACACCATTTAATCAGTACGAAGACGTCCAGGAGTTAATCATGAACGAGACGAAATGGAGAGATAAAGATGGGAATTATCGAAAGGTACTACCTATATAGAGAAGATGGCACGGAAGATATTAAAGTCATCAAGTATGAAGATGATACAAATGAGGTTTATTCGCTCACAGGAGCTCATTTTAGCGACGAAAAGAAAATCATGACAGATAGTGAGCTAAAACGATTTAAGGGCGTGTATGACCTCAGATACGAAAAAGAACTAGGGTTACAAGCAAACTTATTTGAATTTTTGTAGAGGTGGCACATGGAAATAGAAATTAAATTTAATGAAACATATAAAGCACCTATTGGATCACCTCGCCCAAGGTTTCGTAATGCAGGTAAATTTGTTCAAACTTATATGCCAACATCATACACAAAGCACAAGACGTATATACAGGGACAAATGCCGAAATTATTAACAGATAAGAATTTGAAAGTGTCGTTGTACTTTTATTTTGAACCACCGAAAAGTTGGTCCAAGAAACGAAAGTTAATTGCAATAGGCACATATAAACGTACTAAGCCAGATGTAGATAATTTGATTAAGACAGTATTAGACGCTGCAAATAAACATGTGTGGCAAGACGATAATCAAGTAGTGCATATAGATAGTTACAAGATGTATGCCGAAGAATCGAAAATCGTCATGGTCATAAAGGAAGTGGATTAAATGCCAGAAGAAACAGTAAACGCGGAAGTCACAATCAAGGTGATTATACAAGAAGAAACAAATAATAAAGAACAATTAATCAAAGATATAAAAGATAGTCCGTCAGATGTATTTCAGGGCTATCACAGAGTAACTGGGGTATCTATAGAAGAATTTTAGGAGTGGAGTAAATGAAAGTAATCAAATGTGCAATAAAGCGAGAAGAATTAGATAGGATTTTAAATGAAAGAAATATGACATATACACAGTTCGCAAGTGAAATATACATTGATCAAACCTATCTATCTAGATTAGTAAACGGAGAAAGATATATCTCGGATAATGTAAGACGAAATATACAAAATTATTTGAAAGTAGAGTTTGACGATTTATTCGAACAAGTCGAAATAAATAAATCTAATGGTTACAAACAAATCCCAGAATTGATTTTAACTAAGAAAGAAATAAATGAATTAGTTGAAACAGGTAGTAAAGAATTGTTAATTAGTGGCAAAAAAATAAATTTAAAGGTGGTTAATTAAGATGATTGAACAAGTTCCAGAATTCTATAAAGGCGATGGGTTGAATTCAAAGCAATTGTACGAAATCCAAAGAGCAGAGATGAGACACGAAAAAGAATTAAAACGTAAACGTAGAGAAGAAAGATTAGCTAGAGCCAAACGTTCATTGGAATTATTGAAAAAGAACAGAGTTGATAGTAGTTATTTTAGAAATCTAGAAAGAAATAATTTAATCGCAACAATCAAAACTGATTCATACGGCAGAGTGCAAAGGGGATAGAGAGATGAGGATAAAAGATTTAAATGCTGGAGATTGGGTGCAATTTATAGGAGATAATGGACAGTCGCAATATGGTAAGTATACTCAACGTTGCAAAAATTTAGTGACTGGTGAGGATTTTACCGACTTGATTATGCATAATGGACAAACCTACAGACTAACTGATAATGATGATTTTGTTGTGGTAGACTTACCGTTTACACAAAAGCTAGATGAAGTAGTGGGCGTATCTAATAGAACACCGAAACATTATCAAGGTAGTGACGGGATAGACGTGATTGAATTCTTATATCAACAACTTTCATTTGAAGAATTCAAAGGCTATATGAAGGGCAATATGATTAAATACCCTGTGCGTAGTGGCAGAAAAGACAATGAAAAAGAAGATATCAAAAAAGCGTATGACTATGCAGGAAGATTACTTGAAAAAATGGAGTGATTAATCATGATCTATATGTATGAACCATTTGCACATACTATCACTAAAACAACTGTTAAGCATTTAAGTTATATTACTGGTATTCCAGAAATGACAATATACCAACAGAAACACAAAGGTCAGTTTAACTATAAACTAAATTGTTTCTTTACAGACAAACTACCACGTATAAAAAAGAAACAAGAAATCAATGAGCTTATAAAAGTAAGTGATGAAGTTTGGAAGTTCAATGAACATTATCAATTGTATGTAAGTAATCTAGGTAGATTTAAGACATTAGACGGACAATTTAAATTTGCTAATAACAACAAAGGTTCATCGAACATCATTTACAAAAATAAACATCATCGAGCTAGCGACATAGTATTTAAAACTTTTATTGCAGGTATTCAGAATGGTATGCACGCGTATCCTAAAAATAGAATTTACAACGACATCACCGCAGATAATTTATTTGCAACGTCATTCAAGAAATATAGATTGTACAGAATAAATAAAGGTTGTTCTAAAGCGGTATATCTAATCGATTCTAATAACAACATTGTTGAAGAGTATTCAAGCACTAGAGAGGCTAGTAAGCATATGAATTTAGATAGAACGAATGTATCAAGGAAATGTAATAGAAACCACGTTGAAGATGGATTAATGTTCATGTGGGTAACTGATTACAAAGAGGCAGCACAATGACAACTAACACATTAGAACTCTCATCAACGATCAACCAACGTTATAAATACGATACAGCAGGCAAGACACCAACTCAGATACAAAGTGAATTGCGTAAAAAAGGCGTACAAGGTTTTGTGGTTAAGGTGGCTGGAAGTAAAGTCACGATGAAAGTATTAGAAGAACACATTAAAAGTAATAGGGAGTGTATGAGATGAACATCAAAAAACAACTATACACATTTAAAGCAACATGTACCAATGTTGTTGACGGGGACACGTTAGACATTGATTTAGATTTAGGGTTTGAAACATTTGCTAAAAGGCGTGTCAGGTTACTCAATGTTGATACGCCAGAGAGAGGTCAAGAAAATTATAGTAAAGCTACTAACTTTACTAAGCAATGTGTAGAGAATAAGAAAATATATGTTCAGACGTATAAAGATGATGCTTTCGGCAGATATTTAGCCAATGTCTTTTATGATACAGGTGATGAGATACGTTCGTTGAATGATGATCTGCACATTAATCAATTAATTAAACCTAATTCGAAATGGAATGAATCAAAATAATCAATTCGGAGGACAACGATAATGACTAATCAATTAGATCAATTAGTAAAAGCAGTAGAAGAGTGGAGTATCGATAAAGGACTTGATAAAGGTAATAGCTTTACACAGTATGCTAAATCAAGCGAAGAAATGGGTGAGGTTGCTGCTGCACTATGCAGAGACAACACAGACGCTCTCAGAGACGGTATAGGAGACGTTGTTGTTACTTTAGTGATTTTGGCCCAACAAAATAATATGACGTTACGGGAGTGTTTAGAACAAGCTTATGGAGAGATTAAAGACAGAACAGGAGTCATGTCAAAAGACGGGAGCTTCATCAAATCAGAAGACATCGAAAGATAAAGATATTCTGACTAAAATTCGGGAGGTGTTGGGGAAGTGAACGACTTATTCTTATTAGGTTTATTAGCGATAGGTGTATTCGCTGTGTTGTATGTATTAACAATTATTGTAGCTCTAGCGTTATATAACAAAAATAAAAAAGAGTATGAAGAATTCAGAGATAAAGTAAATAAAGAACGCCGTGAATTTGAAGCTATGGCTTATAAGAGAATGGAAGAACAACGTAAAGAAATGAATCAATCAAGAGTAATATCCCATGTTAATAAAGAATTAGATAAACATTTTAAGGAGTGAGTGGGAATGTATGGTATTAATTACAAAAGCTTTTAAGAAATAAAAGAACAAATATTATATAAAAAAGTAACTGCTTGGACCGATGAAACATTAACGCTAGATGATGGAACAGTAATTGAAATAGTTGAAAGTGAACAAGACTGCTGTGCACACGCTGGGGGAACATGGACGAATGTAAAGCTAGACGCAGTTATTACTAACGTGAAAATAGAAGACGAAATTACACGTCCTCAAATTGAGGATTATCCATATGAAGAAAGTGAAAGTCTTGCTACTGTAGTTCTGTATCATAATCAAAATCCGATTGCACAAGGTGAATGTTATGCGGATGCAGGTAATGGTGACTTTTATTACAGTGTTTGCTCATTAAAAATTAAAGACGTTCATTATCCAGTGGTTGAACATTAATGACACAATACCTAATCACAACATTCACAGATTCAACAGGACGCAAACACAACCACGTTACACAGTCGAGAGATAATCAAACATTTACGGTGGTTGAGGCAGAGAGTAAGGAAGAGGCGTTGAAAAAATATGAGGAGGCAGACAATGATTAAACATATTTTAAAATTACTATTCACATTAGCAATGTATGAGCTAGGTAAGTACGTTACTAATGCAGTAATTGAACACTACAGATATAGAGAAGATGAAGTTGATAAACCACCACAAGACTTTAACCAACATGATCATATCCATTTAAACGCTGAGGTGAGTAACTAATGTGGATAATCATATCAATCATACTTGCAGTTATTATATTATTCCTTGTTGGAAATAATGGTATGTTACGTAATGAAAACAACGGTTTGAGATACACTAACGTATACTTATTTACTCGTTTTGTTAAAGATAATGGTGAAGAAGGGATTAGAGAGTTACAAGAGGAAATGGAAAAGGTAGCTAACAAGTTTAATAAAAATTAATAATTTTTTAAAAAGTAGGGTAGCTCAATACCATGATTTGATATAAAATGAAAAACACTATACAAACAATCTGGAGATGTTTTAAATGTTAAAGACTACCATTAAAGTTAAAAATGAAAAAAGAGAGCTAACTAACTTGGAACTACAAAAGATGCAAGATAATGCTTTAGATCATGGTATTGTTAGTAACAGAATAAGGGATAATTGGACTGAAGAAGAAGTGTTTAACGTACCTAAAGGTATGAGCCGTACTCAATATGCTGAGTATAAATCTTTAAAAAATTTAGAAATTGCTAATAAAAATGATAAAAGTAACGACACACGAAATACTCTAAAGAAACCATGGCTATATAAAGTAAGACAATTACATGGGCGTTCAGAGTATGTACAAAGTCAAATGGATAACAATTCTTTTGTCAAACTGAAAAAGGATTGCTATGGAAGAATGCAAAGAGTTTAAAATTAATTATATATATATTTAAGGTAAAGGTACTAATTTACTCTAGTACCTTTATAATTTATACTATTATTAGTACCTGGTACTAAATGTAGGTAACGGAGGTAGTAGATGTATACACGTGACGAAGTAAGAAACATGATAGACAATTATAAGTGGATGCGTAATATTATTGAAGCACAGGTATATGATGCAGATAGTACATCTACTGCACAGTATGGTATAGAAGCAGTAATGCCTAAAGCTAAAGGTGGTACAGGTGATAAGGTATTAGTCAAAGTGTTAGATAGGAATAGAGAGTATCGACGTAACATTAAGATACTACAGAAGATGGAGTTCATAGATAAGTATGAGGACTACATCACAGATGAAAAGAACTATCACATATTACAGATGCTAAAGCTAGGAGTTAAGCATAAGACTATTAAGGACTTAATGGAGATTAATAGTGACTCTAAGTTCTATGCATGTATCAATGAGATAGTCAGTGTGTATATGGATGCACAACGTGGACACTATGATGAGAAGACATCGAAGAGATAGAAGAGATAGAAGACATCGAAGGTTATGTGCATTAGTTATATTAATAACATTATAATATAGTCATACGATAAGAATATAAGAGGCACATCACATAGTGGTGTGTCTTTTGTTATGCACAAGGTGATTATAGTGAGCAAGTTTAGTGAGTATATAGATATAAGGAACAATAACCGTAAGTTCTACATGAGAGCCAAATGGAGAAAGACAAGACAGCAAGTATTGGCACGAGATCATTATGAATGCGTGAGATGTAAAGAAAAAGGTAAGCTAACAATCAATCAACATCAGTCATTAGAAGTTGACCATATTCTTGAATTAGAAACTCATCCAGAACTTGCTTATGAATTAGATAACTTACAAACCTTATGCAAATATCATCATAATAAAAAACATGGTAGATTTGAATTTAATCCAAACAGAAAAGAAATAAAATTTAATGACGAACAATGGTAAAAACATTTATATAATTAAATTATACAATACAAATAAAATTGTAAAATCCCCCCCGGTTTCAAGAATCCCATACCTAAAGGATTTGTCGGAAACCGGCGCTTGGGTCAATTATCCGAGTTTAAAGCTTTAATAGATACATTAGGGGATTGACAATTAAAAATATTATCTAATTCAAATAAATATGAAAGGGGGAGGGCAAATGAAAAATGACGAATATTTAAAAGATAAGTTAACACCTAATCAAATTAAAAAGATAAATAACTCAGAAGACTTTCTAATGTCACAAATTGACACCAATAATAATGTTGAAGTCGAAAAAGTAGAACGTTATATCAACTTATTAAAACTTTTCTATGCATTAGATGTATATATTGAACAGTCAGGTCCAATTACAATTGTTAAAAACGCAAGTCAAGAATTTGTTAAGGCTAACCCTGCTATTGCAGAGAAGAATAAAGTCAGTGGCTCATTACTTGCATTGGAAAAATCATTCCAATTAGATAAGAAGGCAGAGCAAAAACGATTAGAAGAAGCTGCGAAAGGACCTGATTTAACATGAAGATACCTAAATACGTTACAGACTATATAGAAAAAGGTAAATTAGGTAAAGCTTTATTTAATAAAGAACGTCATAAGTTAATATCTTTTTTAGAAGATAACATTTTGCAACGTGACGATCTTTACTTTGACACACAACGAATTGAAGACTACATCAAGTTTAGTGAAAAATGGTTTTTCCCACTACAAGATTTTCAAAAATTTATATCATGTTTTGTATTTTTGTATGAAGAAGATACAATGACACCTTACTTCTCTGAGTTCTTTATTTCAATGGCACGTGGTGGAGGTAAAAATGGTTATATTAGCACATTAGGTGCTTTTTTTATGACACCTTTACATGGCATACCTAAATACAATATGTCAGTGGTTGCTAATAGTGAAAAGCAAGCACAGGTTAGCTTTAGAGAAATATATGAAATGATTGAGGGCAATGATTTATATGTAACTGCTGAAAGACCTAATAACCCTTTTTACTTAAGTAAGGTCTATGTAGAAGGGCTATCAACTAAATCGCAATTTCTTTTTGATACTTCTAATGAAAAAACAAAAGACGGTGCACGTGAGGGTTGCATTTTCTTTGATGAGATTCATGGGTATGAGAAAGATTCTGTTATCAATATTAAACGAAGTGGTTTAGGTAAGGTTGCGCATCCTAGAACGTTCTATATCGGTACAGATGGATATGTTCGAGAAGGCTTTTTAGATAGATTGAAAGAACGTGCAGATAATGTATTGAAAGGTATTAGCCCTGAAGATAGATTATTCCCATTCATTTGTAAGATTGATGATAAGGATGAACTTGATCAACCTGAAAAATGGGAAAAAGCGAATCCCATGTTCGAAGAGCCTACAAGTGATTACGGTAAACAACTTTTCAAAGAAGTACATCAACAGTATTTAGGACTTAAGTTTAATCCATCTAATAGACCAGAGTTTATGACAAAGCGTATGAATATGCCTGAAACTGATTCACAAAGTGTTGTAGCACCTTGGGACGACATCATGGCGACTAATCGACCTATACCGCCCTTAGAAAATAATGAATGTATCGGTGGTTTAGACTATGCAAGTTTAAAAGACTTTGCAGCAGTTGGATTATTGTTCCGTTCAGGCGAAGATTACATTTGGAAGACTCACTCATTTGCAAGAAAAGAATTTTTAGATACTTATAAGTTAAAGCCACCTATTAAAGAATGGGAAGAAAGAGGCTTATTAACAATTGTAGATGAGCCAACAATAAGCCCTAAACATATTATTGATTGGTTTAGTGAAGCACAAAGAAACTATGGGCTAAAAAAAGTAATAGCTGATAACTTCAGAATGGATTTATTAAGACCCTTATTTGAAGATGCAGGTATTGAATATGAAGTAATTAAAAATACTAGAGCGATTCAGTCGTTGTTAGCACCACGTGTTGAGGACATGTTTGCACAACGTCATTTAATATTTGGAGATAATCCTCTCATGCGTTGGTATACACAGAATGTTGCCGTTAAGATTCGTAAAGACGGCAACAAAGAGTATGAAAAGAAAGAGCCTATCCGACGTAAAACTGATGGTTTTCAAGCGCTTATACATGCGTTATATAGAGCAGATGAGTTAAAAGATTCTAACTTAGATGATGAGATAGACTTGTTACGTGGTTTAAGGTTCTAAAGAAGGGAGGTCCAAATTAAATGGGATTATTTGATACTGTATTTAAACGGCATTCTGAATTGTCGTGGATGTATGATCTTGAGTTTCTTCAAGATAAAAGTAAAAAAGCTTATTTAAAACAAATTGCTTTAAATACGGTTATTGAAATGGTTGCAAGAACTATATCTCAAAGTGAGTTTCGTGTAATGACAGGTAATAAGCGAGAAAAAGACGACTTGCATTATAAATTAAATGTACAACCGAACAAAAATCAAAATGCAGTCGATTTTTGGCAAAAGTTTATTTACAAATTAATCATAGATAATGAGGTACTTGTCGTAAAAAATGATGACGGGTACTTTTTTGTTGCTGATGATTTTGTAAAAGATGATGATATGGGGCTATACCCTCACAAATTCATAAATGTTATGGTTAACAACTTTGAATTTAAACGTTTCTTTTCAATGGATGATGTTATTTATTTAACTTATAGTAATCAAAAACTTGAGGACTTTTCGATAGGCTTATTTGAGGATTATGGCGAGATATTTGGTCGCATGATTGACTTGCAACTGATGAATAATCAAGTTAGAGGCGTCTTAAACATAGATACCACTCAATTTAAGGCTGAAGATGGAAGAGCAAAACTACAAGGCTATATAGATATGATGTTTGAGGCATTTAAAAACAACTCTATAGCTATAGCACCATTAACAAAAGGCCTAGAATATGAAGAACATTCTAGTAAAGGCGCTTCACAAGGTACTCAAGAGTTTAAAGAGCTAGAAGAATTAAAGCGCACTATACTTACAGATATAGCAAGAATGATAGGCGTACCACCATCGTTAGTCATTGGCGAAATGGCAGACCTAGAAAAACAAATTGATTCATATTTGAAGTTTTGTATTAATCCTTTATTACGAAAAATCGAATCTGAATTAAATTCAAAATTTTTTCTATGAACAAGAATATTTAAATGAAGATAAACATATTAAAGTCGTAGGTATCGATAAGCGAGACCCACTACAAATGTCAGAATCTATTGATAAGTTAGTTTCATCTGGTACATTTACTCGAAATCAAGTACGAATCATGACGGGCGAAGACCCTGCCGATGACCCAGAATTAGATAAATTTATCATCACGAAAAACCTTCAAACTGCAGATGCATTTAAAGGAGGTGAGACTAATGCAAGTGGACAAGAGTAAAGGCTTTTTCAATGTTAAAAAAACGTCACCTACATCAGCTAGCATAGATATGTATGGCGAAATTGTAGATGAACGTATGAACGATATTGAAACAAGTGCCACATCGTTTAATCAAGCTTTAAAAGACTTAGGAGATGTAGAGAATATTACTTTAAATATTAATTCTCCAGGTGGTTCAGTATTTAGCGGAATAGCTATTTACAATATGATTAAAAGCCATAAGTCACATATTACGGCAAATGTACAAGGCTTAGCTGCAAGTATAGCGACAGTTATTGCTATGGGAGCAGATAAAGTTGTTATGCCATCTAATAGTATGATGATGATTCATAATGCATGGACTATTGCGATGGGCAATGCAAATGACTTAAGAAAACAAGCCGATGATTTGGATAAAATTAATAGTACAGTATTTAATAGCTATGTTGCTAAAAACCCTGATATTGATCATGCGCTTCTTCAAAAGATGTTAGACGAAGAAACATGGTTAAGCGCCGAAGAATGTAAAAACTTAGGACTTATTGATGAAATTCAGAATGCAACACCTATAGCAGCAAAAATCTCACCGGAAATGGAGGCGCAGTTTAAGAACATGCCAAATAAATTTAAACATTACAACGCGGACAACTTACCGCAAGAACAAGACACACCGCCACAAGAAGAAAAGAAACCTGAAGAAAAAGATATTGATTTAAAAGTTGTAAATGATAAGTTAGATGACATCTTTACTTTGTTAAAAGATGTTGCTAAAAGTGTGGTTAAGGATGATTCAAAACAAGAACATGAAGATAATCCACCTAAGCCACCAGAACAACCACAAAATAAAAAATTCAATCGTTTCACATTTTAACTAGCTTCTCGTGAGTAACGGGAGGCTATTTTTAATGTTCAAAATTAAGGAGGAAATAAAAATATGGCTGATATGAAACAAAATGAGCAAAAGCTCAAAAATTATCATGAGCACAAGCAAAAATTTGCTAACTTAGTGCAAAATGGTGCAAGTGATGAAGAACAATCAAAAGCATTTGGTGCTATGTTTGACGCTTTATCAAATGACTTACAAGAAGAAATCGAGGATAGAGTTAACAACCGTGTTGTTGACAATGGTATTTTAGCGAAACGTTCTCAAGACCCATTAACTTCTGAAGAACGTAAATTCTTTAACGAAATTAATTATGAAGTAGGCTATACAGATGACAAAATCTTACCAGAGACTGTTGTTGAACGTGTGTTTGATGATTTACAAAAAGAACATCCGTTATTATCTAAAATTAATTTCCAAAATGCAGGTATTAAAACTCGTGTAATCAAAGCAGACCCAGCAGGTCAAGCGGTATGGGGTAAAATCTTTGGCGAAATTAAAGGTCAATTAGACGCTGCATTCCGTGAAGAAGATTTCACACAATACAAATTAACTTGCTTTGTAGTATTACCAGATGATTTATCAATCTTTGGTCCTAACTGGATTGAACGTTTCGTACGTACGCAAATTCAAGAAGCTATCTCAGTAGCATTAGAAGCAGCAGTTATCAATGGTGGGGGTGCCTCTAAATTACAACCTGTTGGTTTAATGAAAGATATTAACTCAGATAATGGTGCAGTAACTGATAAACAATCGTTAGGTACTTTAACATTTGCTGATGCAGATACAACTGTATTAGAACTTAAAGATGTATTGAAGAACTTATCAGTAGACGCAAGAGGCAAGAAATTAAAAATTGACGGTAAAGTAACATTAGTTGTAAATCCTCAAGATGAATGGGATATTCAAGCACGTTACACATACTTAACTGCTAATGGTGGTTTTGTCACTGTGTTACCTTATAATGTTTCTGTTGTTGCGTCTGAATTTGTTCCTGAGAAAAAATTAGTCGCTTTTGTAACTGATCGTTACGATGCAGTTCGCGGTGGCGGATTAACAGTTAAGAAATTTAATGAAACTTTAGCTTTAGAAGACGCAGTATTATTCACTGCTAAAACATTTGCGTATGGTCAACCAGCAGATAATAAAGCTTCTGCAGTTTATGATTTAAATATCGCTACTGGACCTAAATCACAAACAGCAGCAGGTGGTACAACTGACGGTAAAACGCCAACTGCATAAGGATTGAGGTGATGTAAATGGAGCGCATCACAGATGATTTGTTAGATGAGTTTAAAGACTATACCAAAATCTCACATGACACAGAAGACGAGTATTTAAAAAATCTTTTGAAGAAGTCATACAGTAATCTTGTGTCGAGATTTGGTGAGTTTAACATCTATGAGAATTTAGAAGGCCAAGACCTAGTCTTTGCAAGATCACGTTATGCATATGAAGATTTGCTTGAGTATTTCAATGATAATTACCAAGATGATTTGATTAACTTTGGTTTGAATAATGTGACTGGAAGTGGTACACATGAGAACACCATTTAAGAAGCCATTCATAACAACTAAAAAGTTAAATACTAGAGTTCATTTTTATGAGTATCAAGCAAATAAAGGTCCAGAGGCAGGCGTTAAACGTAAGAAAATTTTATACAGTTGTTGGGCATACGTCCCACAATGGAAGATGACAGAGTTACAAAATGCTATTGCTAATGGCACAGAGCATGACGTAAAAGTATTTATAAGAGACACTCATGGACAATATATACCATCAGAAAGGCACTATATTAATGTGGAATCGCCTTACATTACGCAAGACTTAAACATTAAATTAGTACAACCCGATGTTGAGAATGAAGATTTCTTAATGATTTTGGGTGGTGTGACAACATCATGAGTATAAAATTTGATGAAAAAGTAGTGATGAAAGAACTTGAGAAAAAGTTCAATAAGACGAGAATGCGAAAGATATACGATGAGGCTTTAATTGCAGCAGGTAAAGTGATACTTGAAGCGGTTAAAGCTAATATTCGTTATTTTAGAGATACAGGTGCTGAGTATGGTGAAGTAAAACTATCTAAACCAATGTGGGAAAATGGTACACGATCCATTCGCTTGTATTGGGAAGGTGAAAAACACAGATATGCTATTGTTCATTTAAACGAAAAAGGTTTTCACAATAAAAGTGGCAAGTTTATTAAGCCGAAAGGTATGGGAGCGATAGATAAGGCTATCAGAAGTGCAAGAAACACTTTTTACAAAGTCATTCAAGAAGAGGTGGAAAAAGCGTTATGATTGATATACTAAATGTTATATATGAAAAGCTAATTAGTAATGACGCTTTGATGCGACTTGTAGATAAAGATAACATTAAGTTTAATGATTACCCTGATGTACAAGACATCATAAAGCCCTATATTGTGTTAGATGACTTTGACGACCCTATACCTGAAACGTATATTGATGGAGACAGATATGCTTATAGCTATATCGTTCAAATCGATGTGTTTGTCAAATACTCTGATAATTACAATGCAAGACTAAGAAGAAACGAAATATCGCAATTGATTAGTGATTTATTATGGAAAGAATTAAAAGCTAGCCAAGTAACAAACTTAGGCAATGAATATAATAAGGACTTTAGCCTGTATCGTTCAACGAGACGATATGAGGCTATTTTTTATAAGGAGGAAAATTAATTATGGTCAAACAAGCAAAAACGCCACGTTCATATATTAATATTAAGGATTTAGGGTTCGCAGTATTAACTACAGATGAAGTAGATAATATGGTTTACGAAAAAGTAACTCAAACAAGAGGTTTACAAGAAGTTTCTGTTGAATCTGGTGGAGAAATCGTTAACGCTTATGCAGACGGCGGTATCATTGAATCAGGTACAACTGATGGTGAAGCTTCAATTAACTTAACTATGCATGCATTCCCACAAGAAATTAGAGAAATTATCTTCAATGAAGTTTACGACGAAAATGGTATCTATGAAGAATTAAAAGGTAAACAAAGTAACTATGTTGCTGTTTGGTTTAAACGTGAACGTCGTGATGGTTCATTCCAACGTGTCGGTTTAACTAAAGTTATGTTCTCTGAACCGAAAATGGAAGGTCAAACTGCAGAAGATAAATGGGAATTCTCTCAAGAAGAAGTTGAAGGTACTGCAATGCATCGTATCGGCGACGACAAACGTAAAATCATTTTTGATTCTAAGTCTAAAGATGATGATGAGTCAGAATTCTTCAAACGTTTATTACTAGGTGCTTATGATTCTAAAACAGAAGTATCAACACCAACTGCATAATTAATGATTTAAGGCGACTGTCAAAGGTCGCCTATTTTTGTATACAAAAATAAAACTCTTGAGGAGTGATTAAATGGCCAAATTTAAAGTTTTATCTGATTGTAAAGATAAAAGAACGGACAGATTATACAAACAAAATGAAGAAGTAGAAGCAACAGTAAAAGAAATTAATGATTTTGAAAAGCGTTTAGAAAAAGCAGGACATGAAACACCATTTTTTGAAAGATTAGATAACAAATAAGGAGAGAAATAAAATGGCTAAATTAAAACGTAACTACATTCAATTAGTAGAAAACCCAAAAGCTGAAGAAATTAAAATGGAGACTTTCTTAACACCACACTTTATTCCAATGGATGTGCTTTATGAAGCAACAGACATCATGGCAGAGTTAGAACGTGTGGAATCAGGAGAAGTTGAAATGAGTTTTAAAGAACAATTAGATAAATTAATCGATGTTGTTGTTAAAATTTACGGTGGTCAATTCACTGCAAAAGACGTAAAAGCTCGATTACATGCACCAGATGCAGTAACTGCTTTACAAAGACAAGTTGAATTCATCGCAAATGGACAACAAGACGAAGAAACAAAAAAGTTTATTCAGAGCATCAGTTAAACCAATTAGATGAAGATGATTTAACTTACTCAAGTATGTTAAATCATTTAGATATTGTTGTCAGAGATTTAGTAAAGGAAGGAAAAGATGTTAATAAAGTGTTAAAGATGCCTTATCACTATGTATTACAAATACTAGATGAACGTAACACTAATAAAGTCACTTCCGATGCTAAAGCAGATGCAATATTTGCAAATTTCTAGCCTTAGCATAATTGCTAGGGCTTTATTTTTTTATCCTATTTTAAGAAAGGGGGACAATGAGTGGCAGATATTAAAGGTTTATCCATATTAATGAATATGAAAGATGTTGGGGTTGAGCGTTCTCTCAAACAAATCAAAGCTCAATTCAAAACATTAAGTAGTGAGATGACAAGATCTAATGCAGATTTTAAAAATACTGAACGTTCAATGAGTAACTTAAATACTAGAACTAAAGAGTTAAGAAAAGGTATTGATGTTACTGAAAACAGTATGAAAGACATTGCCAATCAATTGAAAAAAATGTCTACAGAAGAACAACGTTCAAGTGTAGAAGCGGAAAAGTTAAGATTGGAGTATAGTCGTCAAAATAGAGCCTTAAATATGTATCAAAGACAGTTAAATCAAACAGAAACAGAATTAAATCAGTTCGGTCAATCAACAAAACGAACTGTATTTTCTATGGAGAAGATAGATAATGTTTTGGGTACGATGAGACGTCAATTAAATATTACAAATATGGCTTTTGAACGCGGAGAGAAGTCTACAAAAGGCTACGAAAGCTATTTAAACAGCTTAAATGTCGTAATAGAAAAGCATAAACGTACAATCCAAACGCTTGAAACAAGATATCGTAATGTAGCAAGACAACAAGGTGTGAATAGCCAAGAGGCTTTACAGTTAAGACAAAAGATACTTCAAGAAAAGCAATCCTTAGACACTTTAGAGGTACAATACCGTCAAACTTCAGCTCAAGCACAACGGTTTGCAATGGAACAAAAGTCTGCAACGATGTCTATGACTCAAATTAGACAAAAGATTACACAAGTAGCACAATCTTTACGTATTAGTGCTAATAATTTTAAGTTGTCAGGCCAAACGGCAAGTGCCTATAAAGCGAAAATTGAATCGCTAAATAATGGCATGAAACAACAACAACTCATTGTTCAGAATTTAGCGAAACAATATGATTACGCTAAGCATCAGTATGGTGCAACAAGTAAAGAGGCTCAAGAGCTAGGTGTTCAATTAAGTGAAGAGAGACTTAAACTTAAAAACTTAGGTGTTGAATTAAATAGTACAACTCAAGCTCATAGACGTTTGAAAATGGAACAACAACAAGGTATTTCTTCCATGTCTCAAATTCGTAATAAAATGACAGATTTGAATAACACTTTAACTTTATCTAGAAGTAATTTTTCTAAAGCAGGAGAAAGTGTAAATAGTTATAAAAATCATTTGATTACGTTAAAGAACAACATGACACAACAAAAGACAGTTTTAAGAGAATTAACCGCTCAATACAATTTTGTAGCAAATGCTCAAGGTAAAAACAGTCAAGAGGCACGTGAACTTGCAAGTGCAATTGTCCAACAAAAAGTGAAAATGAATGAACTTGAATCTGAGATACGTCAAACAGGACAAGCTTATAATGAGTTATCGCAAAAGCAACGTAATGCACAGGCTTTAAGTGCAAGTGGTTTTGGTAGATCAATACAAAGTGTCAACAAATATAGAGATTCAATTAACAGTGCAGGAATGGCTATGAGAAATATAGGCTCTAATATGTCAATGTATATTTCTTTACCAGTGGTTGCAGGATTTGGTGCTGCAATTAAAAAAGGCATGGACTTTGAATCTCAAATGGCTAAGGTTGGTGCTATTGCAGGAGCAAGTAAGGGTCAATTAAAAGCAATGACTGATCAAGCTATTGACTTAGGTGCTAAGTCTGTATTTAGTGCGTCTGAAGTTGGTAATGGTATGAAAGAATTATCAGCATTGGGCTTTAACGCTAAACAAACAATGTCTGCGATTCCAGGTGTTATTGATGCAGCAGCAGCAAGTGGTGCAGACATGTCTACTACTGCAACTATTATGGCGTCTACAATGAACTCATTTGGTTTAGAAGCGTCTAAATCGGGTCATATCGCCGATGTATTAGCTATGAGTGCGAATAAATCTGCCGCAGATGTAAGCTACATGGGAGAAGCATTGAAATATGCAGGAACTCCTGCTCATTCATTAGGTATGAGTCTTGAAGATACATCTAGTGCTATTATGGCAATGAGCAATGCAGGTTTAAAAGGTGAGCAAGCAGGTACAACATTACGAGCTTCATTAATTCGATTAGCTAAACCTACCAAAGCGTCACAAAAAGCAATGGACGAACTAGGTATTTCCCTTACAGATTCTAAAGGTAAGTTTGTTGGTATGCCTGCTTTAGTAGGACAATTCCAAAAAGGATTGCAAGGTATGACGAAAGAACAAAAACTTGCAGCAGTGTCTCAAATTGTTGGTACTGAATCGGCTAGTGGTTTCTTAGCAATGATTGATGCAGGTCCTGATAAAATAGGAAAGTATAGTAAATCACTTAAGAATTCAGACGGTGCAAGTAAAGAAGCAGCAGACAAGATGAACAATACACTTAAAGGTGCCGTTGAACAACTTGGTGGTGCGTTTGAATCATTAGCAATTAAGATCACTCAAAGTAATGGCGGACCTTTAACAGGTTTGATACATGTATTGACTGGTATAATTGGTGCCATTACTAAATTACCTGGACCTGTGATACAAGTTATCACAGTTTTTGCGGGATTGGTTGCAGCAATAGGACCGTTGCTTATAATGACTGGTGCGGTTGCTAATGGAATTACAGGAATAGCAGGAGCTATGACATTACTGAATGAACTAGGTGCAGGCGAAGGTATCATGGCAGGCTTCAGAAATGGCATATCTAAAGCTTTAGGACCAATAAGAACAATGATTGGTTTATTAAGAGCTCAAGCAGTTGCTGCATGGGCGTCATTAGGACCTTATGCATTAATTGCAGGGGCTATTGCAGCCGTTGGAGCGGCGTTTTATGTAGCTTACAAGAAATCTGAGACCTTTAGAAACATAGTTAACGCTGTCATCACACCTGTAAAGAATGGCTTTATCGCTTTATGGAATGTCATTAAACAGTTCGGTAGTGCTATTAAATCAGTCTTTAGTGGCGACACTGCAGGTGGCTTTAACATTCTTAAAAAAATACTACCTGAAGAAGCGGCAAGACAATTTACGTCTACTCTCGTGATGTTGCGAGGTGCGTACACACAATTTATTTCATTTGTTCGTTCTACTGCAGTAGCTATTGGTTCGTTCTTCAGAGCTTTTTGGCAAGAGAATGGTTCGACAATTATAAATGCATTTAACGCAGTTAAAAGTGCAGTAGGTTTAGTATTGAGCACATTATTCAATGTGGTTATCAAACCTATACTTAATGGTATTAGAAGCGCGTTCAGTATTGTGTTCGGTGGCATCAAAGCCATTGTTATCAATGTGTTTACTGGTATTAGAATGATTGTACAAGGTAGCTTAACTGCTATTAGTGGTGTCATTAAACTGTTCAAAGGTATTTTCACTGGCGATTTTGGTTTAATGTGGCAAGGTATTAAACAAATATTCAGTGGCGCATTAATGGCAATTGGTGGATTAGTTCGAATGACATTTGGCAATCTACTTATATTCTTAAGAACAATAGGTCTGTTATTCATCAACGCAGTACGCACTGTTTGGAATGTAATTAAAAATGTAATTATTAGTTCAGTTCGAATTTCTGTTAACGTAGCTAAAGCACTCATGGGTGGATTGCGCAACTCATTTGTAGCTATATGGAATGGTATTAAAACTGTCAGTATAGTAATTTGGAACGGAATCAAAAATGCAATAGTTGGTATAATACGATTAATGATTGCTATTGGTAAGCGTGTAATAGGTGGATTAAGATCTTTTATCGTTAGTGCTTGGAATTTCATTAAAGCAGTTTCTATTCGCGTTTGGAATGCAATTAAAAACGGTGTTGTTGGAGCTATACGAGGTTTATCTAACGGAGTACGTAAAATTATTACCACTTTACGCGGTTGGATTGTTTCGGTTTGGAACTACATCAAAAACAAAGTCATTGCTTTAGCCAAAGCTTTAAGTACTGGTGTAAAACGTGCGTTTAATAATCTTTGGGGAACAATTAAAAAGATATTTGGTGCTATCCGTAATTTTACAATCAAAGTATGGACTTATATTAAGAATAAGGTTATTGCTTTAGCAAAAGGCCTTTATAATGGTGTAAAACGTGCTTTTACTGGTACATGGAACTTTGTAAAGCGTGTATTTAATAATATAAAAAACTTTTCTGTTAAAGTATGGGGTTATATAAAAAATAAAGTTGTTAATTTTGCAAAAGGTTTATTTAACGGTGTAAAAAGATACTATAATAATTTATGGAACAATACTAAAACGGTATTTGGTAAATTACGTGGTTGGCTTACTAAAACTTGGAAAAATATCAAAAATTCTGTAATAAATTACGCTAAAAACCTTTGGAGTGGCGTTAAAAATACATGGAACCGTTTAAAAAGCGGTACAAGTAGCATATTCGGTAGAGTAAAAAGTGATACCATTTCTAAATGGAAAGGTATAAAAAATTCTGTAACTGGTCTTGCAAAAAGTTTATGGAGCAGTGTTAGAAATACATTTAGAAATATGGCCAGTGGATTAAAAACATTGATTGGTAGAATCAAAGGTCATATTGGTGGCATGGTTAGTGGAGTTAAAGGCGGATTAAACAAATTAATCAAAGGTGTTAACTGGGTAGCCGGTAAATTAAGTATGGATAAATTGCCATACATTAAATTACACACTGGTACTGAATCTACTCATACTCAAAATGTTGTAACTAATGGAAAAATTAATCGTGATACATTTGCTACAGTTGGAGATAAAGGTCGAGGAAATGGTCCAGGTGGTTTCAGACATGAAATGATTCGTTACCCTAATGGAAAAACTGCTATCACACCTAATAGAGATACAACAGCTTTCTTACCTAAAGGATCATCAGTTTTAAATGGTGCTCAAACACATAGTATTTTAAATAGTAATCCTCAATTTTCTAAAGGATCATTACCTAGATTTGCAGGTGGTACTGGTTTTAATTTGCTTGGTGGAGGTAAGAAACCTAAAAAACATAAACACGGCGATAGTGTTGTCGGCGATGTTATAGGAAATGCTAAAAAAACTGCAGGAAACGTTGGTAAACAAGCCAGTGCGATCACAGGTAAGGTTGTTAAAAGCGGGAAAGCTATTGTAGATAAAACACTAGAAACTGCAGGTAAAGGTAAAGATTGGCTTAAAAAATCTGTTGGTGATGTGTTGGACTACATTGAACATCCAGGGAAATTACTTAATAAAGTCCTTCAAGGTTTTGGTATTAGTAAGGATAGTTTCGGTATAAGTAAGGCCGCCGAACTACCATACAATATGATGACTGGTATGTTTAAAAAACTTAAAGAAGCTGCTACTAAAAAAATTGGAGAATGGCTAGAAGATAGTGGTGGGGGCGACGGTGGTTACATTGACTTATCCAAAGGTATCAACTTTGGATTTGCAAGAACTGCTGCTGAAGCTGCAAGAGCAGGTTATCCATTCCCTCGACCGCATCACGGTTTAGATATTAACTATAAACACGACAAAGTTTATTCGACGATGTCAGGTACTGCTCGAGCCTTCAAAGGTTGGAGTGGTGGTTTTGGTAATCATATGGAAGTAACCAATGGTAATGTTAAGTCTATCTATGGTCACTTGCACAAACTAGCATTTACAGGTAGTAAAAAAGTACATCCAGGAACATTCTTAGGTATTTCTGGTGGTGACCCTGGTGAAGACGGACAAGGTGCAGGTAGCTCTACTGGACTTCATTTACACTATGAAATGCAATGGGGTGGAGTAGCAAAAGACCCTACAAGTTGGTTGAAAAAACATAATGGGGGCGGCGGTGGAGGTCAAAATAAGGCTGCTTCCAAATGGAGAGGTGATATTCGACGTGCCGCTAAACGCATGAAAGTAAACCTTTCAGGAAGAGAATTGAATGGTATCATCGCTCAAATTCAACGTGAGTCAAACGGTAATGCAGGGGTTACACAAGGTAACATCGGAGATATAAACAACTTGCGTGGTACGCCTGCACAAGGGTTACTTCAGTATGTGCCTAGTACATTCAGAAGTTATGCAGTAAGAGGTCATAAAAATATCAAAAATGGTTACGATCAATTATTAGCATTCTTCAATAACTCAAATTGGCGTAGAGATTTACCTTACGGACGTTCAGGTTGGGGTCCTAGTGGACATCGTAGATTTGCTACAGGCGGATTAATCAAAAATGCAGGTTGGTATAACATCGCAGAAGGTGGCTATCCTGAATGGATAATTCCAACAGACCCATCACGACGTGGAGACGCAATGAAGATGTTGGCTTTAGCCGCTCAAGATATTCAAAGAGGTCGTTCTAACACAAGTAGTAATAAACGTCCTAACCAACTACCTAATATTAATAGTAGTAGTGATGATAGCTCTATACTTATGCAAATGGTTGCACAACAGCAAGAACAAATAGCATTACTTACACAGTTAGTTACTAGCAATCAAACTATTGCAGATAAGGATTTTGAGCCTACGATTGACCAGTTTACTCATGAACAACAAGTATTCAGCTCTATTGATAAATACAATAGACAGAAACAAAGAAAATCAAGATTTAAACCAGGGGAGGTTAGATAATGCTTGATACAATCAAAGTAAATAACAAAAAACTTCCATGGTTAATAGTTGAAAGAGGGTTTAAGATACCCTCTTTTAATTTTGCATTAGAAACCGAAGAAGTTGCAGGTCGTCCAGGAAGTATTGTTAAGAATAGAAACTTAAAAGAAATTAAATTTGATTTGCCTTTAATCGTTCATAATGACTATTTATCTCATGGTGGGGTTAAAACACATGATGATGTGTTAAATGAATTAGTTCGATTTTTTAATTATGAAGAATCAGTTCCACTGCAATTTACTTCACAAGATTGGTACTGGAATGCATATTTTGAAGGCCCTATAGAATTAAAAAAAGACAAATATGGATTTTATTCTTTTACCATTTCTGTTGTCTTAGCAGACCCATACAAATATGCAGTAGAAGGTACGAAAAATACTGCTATATCAGACCAAGTCAGTGTGGTTAGTACAGGCACTGCAGATAGCCCAGTTATCGTGCAAGCAACTGCATTACAAAATGCAAGTTACTATATGATCACTAAAAATGATGAAGATTACTTCATGATTGGTGATGATGACTTGGATAAACCAGTCGAAGATTACACGCCAACGCTTTGGGATAATGAAATGCGTAATTTTAAAGGTTGGACAAAACAAACAGCAGGTACAAATATAGATGGATATACAGGAGGCACAACGGGTGGAGGTATGGAGCTTGCAAGTTCTAAAGATTCATTTGTATTGAAACAAGATACAATCACTGCCACATCAGGTTGGAACGGTGCAGAATATAAACACAGTTTCGGTAAATCGGCACAAGATTTTGTTTCTACCATTAAATTGCATGTGAATCAAAAGAAAAAAGGTTCAACACATTGTGCGCAGTATTTATACGATACAGATAATCGCTTAATCGCAAGCATTGGCTATCGGAATACTCGTTCTAGTCAAGCAATTGGTAGCATTGTAATTACATTATTCGACCAATTAGGACAACAAAAGAAGATTTATGAATATGGTAATTTACCTATGTTCTATAAGTGGGATGATTTAGTATTGTATATCCGTTTAGAACGTTCAGGTACAACATTTAAAATTAAAACTTGGAAATATAAAGAAGTTGAGTATCCTAAACGTGTCATTCCGGTTGATGTGCATGAGAAACAATGGGAAGACAGTGGCAAGTTCTACCAACGTCCTATTGCAGCAGTTAGTGTATATACTGCAAAGAATGGTACGAACTACCACATGCCAACTTACATTTTAGGTAGCTACACTCATGAAAAGTTACCTAAACCACCTAAAGCACGTGACATGATTATTAAAAAAGGCGATGTGATAAACATCAATATGCAAGACAAAACAGTAACAATTAATGAAGATCCGTCACTTGATTTAAAAACGTTTGGTAGTGATTTCTTTAATATCAATAGTGGTTATAATGAATGTATTATTTATCCAGAAAAAACTTTTGACACTACTGTTTATTGGCAAGATAGATACTTATAAGGAGGTGACGAGTTGAAACATACAGGCGTTCATATTTTAGACTTCAATGACAAAGTCATTGATTATATTAGTCGTGATGACGGCGCATTATTAAATGCAGTGATGAGTACCAACGCTGAAGAAAAATCAGAAACATTCGATTTCACAATGTTAAATGAACGTGCTGAACATTTGCGTGAACGTAATCGTATTATTGCACAAGATAATAATGGTGTTTATCGTGAGTTCATTATTTCTCATGTGGTGGATAACTTTGATGGTACAACTGATGTAGAAAGTAATGCATCATATTTAGAAGATATCGATAAATCACGACCTATAAAACCTGGTAAATATAGTGCTTATAGCACATCTCAAGCCTTGAATGAGACATTACGTAACACTGGTTGGGAAATGTCAGATGACACTGAACATGGTGGTATGAGAACAACATCATGGACTGCTTATTCAACGCCGTATGAAGTTATTAACATGTTATGCACAACGTATAGTATGGTTGCAGATTATTCAATAGAACTCGGCTCACATACAGTTGAACATAGATATGTAACACTTAAGAAACCAGTTAGCTTATTTAAAGGTAAAGAGATTACTAAAGGTAAAGACTTAACTGGTATGACACGTACCGTTGATATGTCAGAAGTACGGACTGCATTATATGCCATTGGTCCCGAAAGCGACACTGGACAAAGATTAGAAAAAATAGTTACAGATGACGACGCTCAGGCACAGTTTGGATTGCCTGGGCGTTACTTATGGAGTGTGTATGAACCTGAATCAGACGATAGCAATATGACTGATGAACGTTTAACTACACTCGCTAAAACGGAACTCAACAAACGTAATAAATCGGCAATCAGTTATGAAATAACTTCTACAGATATACACAAACACTATCCAGAAATGGTTGTATCCCTGTACGACACAGTACGTATTAAGGATAGAGATTTCAGACCACCACTTTATATTGAAGCAGAAGTTATTGGTGTTGATTATGACTTATTACAAGATGAAAGCACTTATAAATTTGGTAATGTGGTTGAATATGACGAAAGCAATTTAAGAGATATATTCACTAAAAAACTTGCAGATATTAGTAAGAAAATGAACGACAATGTGAATAACGTTAATACGATTGTTAATGATGTTGTTGCAGGTCAATTAGAATATTTTGAACGTAAGATATTTAAAGGTGCTACATCTCCCGATAATCCAGTCAATGATATGCTTTGGTATGACACAAGCAATCCTAATGTTGCAGTATTAAGAAGATACTGGAATGGTGAATGGATTAATGAAACGGCACAAAATGTAAAACAATTAGGTGGAATGAGTAGAGAAGAAACGTTATATAATGCGTTGACTAATACATTCCAAAATTTAAGTATTCAACATGCCCAGTTAATCGAAAATGTGTCTGCATTACAAAACAATGAATATTTAACTGATGAGGATTTAAAAAGTCAGTTAGATATTAAATCTAATGCCGTTATAAATGTATATCAACATATTAAATCAAACCTTGATGGTATGACTGCTGAAACAGCAACTATAGGTAATTTGATTGATACACAAGCATTATTTCTTGATTATCGTGAACAATTACAAGATTTATATAAAGCTATGCGTGACGCTCAAGTTTCGGCAGATAAACGATTACAATTACTACAATCTCAATATACTGATGAGAAATTTAAAAATGCATTGCTTAATGTAGCTGATAAATTCGGATTAGTTGTTAATGAAAATAATCAATTAGTCGGAACACCAAATGCAGTTGAACAAGCCATTCAAGCAGCACGTGAAGATACACAAGAACAGTTAAAGTCTTATGTGAGAAGTATTGATTACGAAAGTGACCAAGAAGGCATTGTAGAACGTTTGGATACATCAGAAACGGAAAGAAAACAATTAAGTAATCAAATTTTAGATAGAGTCACAAAAGAAGAATACGACAACGAAACAACTAAAAGATTATCAACTACTAAAGCTGAAACATTAACTGAAAGTGAACAAATATCTCAACGTGTTTCTAAAGATGTATTTGATGAAAGTAGCAAAACTTTAAATAGTGTTGTTTCACAAATCATTAACAATACAACATCAGGTATTACTCTTTCTTATGACGATAACGGTAATATCCAGTCAAGTACTATTGGTCCAAACGGTATTAATTTAAAAGGCGATAAAGTCGACATCACAGTTAACAAAGATTTTAAAGTTGTCACGCAGAATTTAAATAATAAAGTTGGTAAAGACGAGGTTGTTAACCGATTAAACCTTTCTAATGAAGGTTTAGATATCAATGTAAACAACATGGGCATACGTGGTGGTAACAGTTCAGAATATATAGATATTCGTAATACGTCGATTCTTTCTTACGGCTCATTTACTCGAACATGGGCAAATATCACGGATACCGCAAAACTTAAACTAGGTATGAATAAAGGTACGATACAAGTGTCTAATATCAATACTGGATATAATCTATATCTAACAGAAAAAGGCCTCTCTACTATGTTAGCAGGTGCTGGAGATGAAACTGCCGGTACATTAGAATTCCATTCACAACGATACAATGAAACTTCACGTGGTGTGACATTACATTCCACATATGGTGCGGTTGCATTAGCGAGTGATAACAGTCGTGTTATTTTAGATTCAAACTTAACTGTTAACATAGAAAGTCAAACAAGTTCAGTTTATATCAGACCGATGAAAGATAACCGAACAGGTACAAACGAATTTAGATTTTGGGTTAAAAATAATGATACAGGCGCAGATACCGACGGTGTTTTATCGTACGGTTTAATTACGGGTACAAATAACAGTCCTTATGATTTTGGTTCAGGTATACGTTTTGATAAGTCACCAAAATCTAACTACGTATATGCGACTGATAAAGACGGTAACATTGGTACTGGTGACTTTTATGGTCGTAATTTATTAGGAGATTGGTTTGCTAAAGGCGATAACTGTTATGCAAAAGTAGATAATGAAGTTAGAATTACTGACAAACTTGGATATAATAACGGAAACTATAATTTAAAAGGACTTGCAGCAAACGAAATTAGAGCAGGATCTATTCGCACAGTTAGTGGTAATTTCTATATTGGCGTTTCCACCAATGAATTACGAGTAACGAATAACTTACTTTATAACGGTGGAAATATAGGATATAAAGATGTTCATTGTTATGATGTTATTTCAGAAGGTACTGTATATTACACTAAAGGTTGGGAGAAAAAATCATCTGAAAAATATAAAGAAAATATTGAAAGATGGAATTTCAATGCTATAGCTGCTTTAAAAGAAACTGAATTATACAGTTTTAACTATAAATATGATGAAGATAAAACTTTGCAACACGGTGTAGTAATCGAACGAGAAACACCAGATTTGTTTGTTTCAGATAGTAAAAATTCAGTAAAAAATGATGAGATAATGTATACGACATTAAAAGCAGTAAAAGAATTAATAGAAAAGAACGAAAGTTTAGAAAATAAAATTAAAACATTGGAGGAACAAATCAATGGAAAATAATAATCAAGGATTACAAGCTAATCCACAACTTACAATTAATTATCTTACACAGGAAGTAGCAAAACTTACACAAGAAAATGCAATGTTAAAAGCAATCATACAAGAACAAAATTCAGAAAGTGCCGAAGAAGAGTAATCTTTGGCACTATTTTTATACACAAATATAGGAGGAATCGATCATGACAAACGAAGTAGTAAATAAAAAAGAAAATTATATTTTAGTACAAGTAGATAGTGAAGGTGTGGAGAATGCACTCAGTATTGATTATCGTGGGCAATTCTTCCCAAGCACTAACACATCAGCAGCATATAAACTTGATGAGCAAGAGAAAGCAGAAAAGCTCGCTCAACGTCTTAATAGTTTAAATGAATTGAATTATGAATTTGGTATCGCAAAAGAGTTGTTAACTATTAAAGTAGCAAAGCAAGTTGTTGACGTTACTTATACAGAGGAACCACAAGTTTAATACTTGTGGTTTTATATTGAATAAAATGAGGTGCTAGATTGAAAAAAACATATTTTGATTATATCCACAAAGTGATTCTGTATATGGGGTTTGGAATACTTATGTTCGAAAGAGGCTTCTTTTGGGCAAAAGAACAGGAAGATGTGCTTGATGATTCGCAATTCTATATAGCACTTCATAACATCATGCCTATTTGGGTATGGGGGATTCTTGGTATGGTATTTAGTTTAATGTTGATCATCGCTCCTTTCTTCTTACCTAAAAGAGAAATGAATAATGTATTTAATTATTTAATTTTAATTGGCGGTGCAGGTAATGGTTTGTTTTACTTTTTAATGACATCGGCAAGTATATTTCATGCTATTAATTGGCTTACACCACTGCAATTTTCCACATTGGCAGTGGTAAACATTATGGTTTCTGTACTTGGAGTGATTGGTATTGTCCGAAAATAATGAAAAGTATGTATTACGTCATGAGTGGGAGCGTAATACAGGTAAGATATATGAAAGAATCAACGAGAACGACAGAAAACACACAGAGGCAATTAGTAGCTTAAATAACAAAGTAGATAAACAAACATTAATACAAAAACAAACCTATGAATCACAGAAGAAACAAGAAAGTCATTTAGAAAAGATTAGTGATAAAATGACAGATTTCGTATCAGAAGTTAATGACTTGAGGTATGAAGTTAAAGGTCACGATGAACAAATAAAAAGTTTCAGTCAAATATTGACTAAAAAACAAACTTTTAATGTAGGTATAGCTACTGCAATTGTAACAGGTATATTTGGTTTATTATCTGCTGCCGTTGGACTAGCACCTATATTATTTAAGTAAAGTCGTCGCAATGCGTTGGCTTTTTATTTTACACAAAAGGAGCATAAATAAATGACTGCAGATAAATTAAAACAATATATTGGATTATTTGGTGGTATGTTAGGGGCTTTATACCTTGCATTAAAAGCAAGTGGTATCGAGGTTCCTTTTTTAATGCCCGAAAAGTTAGACGCATGGCAAAATTTCGCTACGTCAATAGTGCCTTTTGTAATTGCAGTATACGGTGTCTATAAAAACACGTATGTAATTCACTCGCATTCAAAAGCACAAGAAGAATATTTAAAAGAAAATAATTTAAAATAGGAGTGTTATTAATGGCTACAGAGAATTGGAAAGGTGTTAAAGTAAGATATCAATTACTAACAAAAGGCACGCGACGTTATGGTGAAAAAATGGACGGTGGTAAACCGCAATTCATCGTTGCGCATGATACAGGTAATATCAACACAACTGCACAATCAAATGTAACTTACTATGAGAATACTTATAATATACCTTGGAATAACGTAGCTAGTGCTCATATATTCGTTGACGATAAAGAATGTATCATTTGTATACCAACAACAGAGAAAGCTTGGCATGTACTCTATGACGCGCCTACAGATAACATTTGGTACAACAGAGACGCTAATGATGTAGCGATAGGTGTTGAAATATGTTATTTCAGTGATAGAGAACGTAGTAGAAAAGCGTTAGACAATGGTGCTAGAGTATTAGCATATCTTGCAGAGTATTGGCATATTGATTACAAAACTAGAATGCCAGGACATCAAGATATTCAAGCAGATAAACAAGATCCAGGAAACGCATTAGAAGCGTCTGGTTATGGCAGAAATACATCAAATCTTGATAAGTTAGTCGCTAAATACTACAAACAAAATGTAAAGGTTAAAGCTACACCAGTGAAAGTAGAAAAAGGTGCGACATCATTTACACGTGATGAATTCGTAAAATGGTTAAAATCTACAGTAGATAAACAATATGATTATGATTTATACGCAGCTTTTCAATGTGTCGATTACGCAAATGTAGGTTGGGATAAATTATTTGGTCATGGACTTAAAGGTAATGGAGCGAAAGACATTCCTTTTAATGCTTACAATAAAGATAAATTTAAAAGTGAGGCTACAGTATTCAAAAACACGCCTAGCTTTTTAGCTAAACCAGGTGATTTAGTCGTTTGGGGAGAACAAATGGGCAATGGTTGGGGTCACGTTGCTTGGGTCGTTGAAGCAACGCTTGATTACATCGTTGTACTTGAACAAAACTGGCTCGGTGGTGGTTGGACAAGTGGACCAATCAATAATGGAACCGGTTGGGAAACGGTCACACGTCGTAAACACGAATACGACACGCAAATGTGGTTTATACGTCCTAAATTTAGTAAAAAGAAAACAGAATCTAAATTACTCAAGAAATCGAAAGAGAAAAAGAAAGAAAAACAGATCACATGGAATTGGAAAGGTAGATTTACTACTAATACAACAATCAAAGTAAGACGTAGTCCAAGCGTGAAAGGTTCTGTCGTACCTAGTTCTGATTGGTTGTTATCCAATCAATGGGTAGACTTTGTGAGTATTACTAAAAAAGACGGTTATTGGTGGGCGAAGTTCAAATATCCTACTAATCCATCATCAGGATATTTCTATTGTGCGTTATGTAAAATAACAGACAAACAAGAAAAAATTAAAAATGAGAAGTATTGGGGTTCCATAAACTGGAAATAATATGTTAATATAAATATATAGTTCTGATTAATATAATCACAAAGAACTTTAAAAGTAATTTAACACATTTCCTTTCAATCAAGGGTAGTCCTAGCGACTGCCCTATTTTTTTATGTAAAAATTTAAATAAAACACTTGTAACATAAACAACTGTGCAGTATAATTGTATTTGTAAGTTAGTTAATGACTTACAAACCACCATGAGAGGAGGTGGTTGATTTGGACGACATCATAAAAATGCTGATGCTCATCGTACTTGCTACAGTACAAAGAACACCAGCAATTATAAAACAACTAAGAAAATGGCATCTAGATTATCTTAAAGCCAAGAAAGATAATCAGAAAAAATGATTAATCCAACAGGGGCAAAAGCCCCTACCTCTTTTCATGGTTATTATATTACAGATAGGTGATGAATTCAAATGAATATCATTTTTAAAGTAATGCTTTTAATATTTATTTTATTATTGCCCGAGATAATTAAGTTTGCAAGAATCCAACATATGAAAAAATTAGGGTATAGATATGAAGGTGAAGAACTTGTCAGAATACAAGAAAAAAATAATTGAATTGATTGAAAGTGATATAACAGGATATAAAATATATAAAGCTACTGGTGTATCACAATATGTACTATCACAATTAAGGCAAGGAAAACGTGATGTAGATAATTTAACCTTAAACACTACTGAAAAGCTATACGAATATCAAATTAAAATAGAGGAAAATAATCAGTAATATGCTATAATATAACTAATAACGATAACGTCTTTATGACGGTACTATATTCTATTGCCACATTCTAAATGAATGTGGTTTTTTTATGAATTTAATCGAAAAAAAGACAATTTAGGGTTTCTTCACTGTTAAATAAGTGATACATTTAATTTGTGGTATAATTCCCCAATTATCCACACTCATAAAATCACCATTTTAAACGATTATTATCTTTTCTTTATGCTGGGTAGCCCGAAAGGCTACCTTTTTTATTGTACGTATTCAAAAACAAGCTATAATGAGTGTAGGGATTATTTCAATTTGCATTTAAGGTGGTCAATAGACCGCCTTATTTTTTATACATAAATTTAATGTGTACATAAAAAATATTGTGTGATATATTGGAATAGTGTTTTCTTTAGAATATATAACTGTATAAACAACCAACTAATATACTTCGTGTTGTTTTTTTGCATTATATTATTAATTGTTGTATTATATAATATGCATGTATAACCTCATATACTTTGCATTAAAGAGATAATTGTTTTAATTATCTCTTTTTTTTATGTTATTATTTTTTTACATGCAAAGAACTTAGCCTTACGATAATCCCTTTGTAAAACTCAAGCATATCACTGAGTGTTATTTTCCATGCATTTTAGTAATGCAAAATTTGCGAAATACTCGTAGCCTTTAAGGTGCGAGTATTTTATTTTGCGAATTAATTACCAAAAAACAGTATTTTTATAATGTATTGTCAAAAGTAAAAATATCGTGTATATTAATATTTGAACATTCCAATGTAATTGTAGTGTTCGACTTTAAAGTGTTCTCATAAAATTCTGTTCGTTTAAAGATGCAGTCCAAGGGACTGCTCTTTTTTATATTCAATTATATACATTAATTTTAGATTACTATATTCTATTTCTAGTTAAATTATAAATGTTTTTTTATTCTCAATGTGTTATAATTATTTTCGGAGTTTCAATACTCCATCTCTCACAATAGATCTTCTGTTTAATTTATTTTAACCATACCCTTTTTGGGTGTGGTTTTTTTATTTGGAACTTGGGTCCCTAAAAAGTCCCTAAAAATCTGTTTTATATAGTGTGTTATTAGACGGCAAAATAATAAGAACCCCGTCATTACGGGATTCTTATTTTCAAAAAGTGTTTAATTTTTCGTTGTTAGCCCCCTCGAAGGGAATCGAACCCCTATTCTAAGAACCGGAATCTTATGTGTTATCCATTACACTACGAGGGGTAAAGATATAAAGCTTATTTCTGTACTAAATCAATTAAAATAAGTACAATCAAAAATAGTTATTTCTAGTGTACAAAAGTATTTAACTTAACGTCAATGAACAAGTTAAGCTAAAGAGCTTTATTTTTGACCATTTTTGACTTTTAGTTTAAAATTAGGATTAACAGTTATTACAAGGAGGAAATATAAATGAATTTAATTCCTACAGTTATTGAAACAACAAACCGCGGTGAACGTGCGTATGATATTTATTCACGTTTATTAAAAGACCGAATTATTATGTTAGGATCACAAATTGATGATAATGTAGCAAACTCTATCGTGTCACAATTATTATTCTTACAAGCACAAGACTCAGAGAAAGATATTTACTTATATATCAATTCACCAGGTGGTAGTGTAACAGCTGGTTTTGCGATTTATGATACAATCCAACACATCAAACCAGATGTACAAACTATTTGTATTGGTATGGCTGCATCAATGGGTTCATTCCTATTAGCTGCAGGTGCTAAAGGTAAACGTTTTGCTTTACCTAACGCTGAAGTAATGATTCACCAACCATTAGGTGGCGCACAAGGTCAAGCAACTGAAATTGAAATCGCTGCTAACCATATCTTAAAAACACGTGAAAAATTAAACCGTATTTTAGCTGAAAGAACTGGTCAATCTATTGAAAAAATTCAACAAGATACAGATCGTGATAACTTCTTAACTGCAGAAGAAGCTAAAGAATATGGTTTAGTTGATGAAGTAATGGAACCAGAAGGTAAACAATAA